CCACCGCCATATGTGGGAATACGACGTTGATGCATTTCATTCTTTACACGTTCTACAAACGCCATGGCCATGTGGCTAGGCATGTTACCTACGTCAATCTTGAACACACGACGCTCAGGCGCACGTTGCACACGATAGATCAACATGGCGTCTTCTAGCAGTTCTTTTTGTTTGAATACTTTGAAAATATTTTCTAAAATACTTTTGCCAAATGGCCAGAATGTATCTAGGCCTTCGTTCAGGCTCAGATGGACCACATGTTTAGCATCAATACAAGTTTCATTCACAGCACGATTAAATCTGCTGGTGCCGCTCATGGCCGAGCTAGGAGCAGTGTAACCGCCACCTTGCATACTGCCGCCAATGCCTCCGGCGCCACCTGAACTTGGATTGACCATGAAGTCAGTTGTGGTTTTAGCTGCCACAGTCAAGTTCTGAAAGTTAGGGTTAATATCACGGATGATATATTGTTCTGGGCGCTTGCCTTCGTTTTCATTCACAATCACACGCACCACTTTGCTCATGTCCACCCAGTACATTTCAAATGTTTCTGGGTCACGAACAAACACTTGATCACCGTATTTGATTGTGTTGCGGAACAGCTTGAATATGCGTTGATCCAGCTTGTTTAGCTTGACCCATTGCTGCATCTGTTTGCGGATGATTTCAATTTCATGATCTGTAGGATCTTCATTGTATGTTATATCAAAAGGCGTGTCGTTTTGCTCGTTCAGCTGAGTAGAGAATTCTGAAATAATGTCTAAACATGCATTGACTTCTGAATCAGCGTCCATGTTTTCATATTGATTGTAACGTTCAATACGGTTAGGATGTCCTGAATAAACTTCTGGTAATCGACTAGCATAGTTTCTAAAACTAAAATCAGTATCTGCTTGATTGCCACGACGTCCGTCATTTTTAGGATATCCGGGTAATCCTTGATCTCTGCCGCCCGCAATTGGGCTCATCTGTCCAGATAAATCTGCGACTTTGAAATATTTTTTCCACCCGGTGCCTTTGTTTGGTTCTGCCATAGTGAGTTATTTATTGTTAATTTCTAGACTGTTGCAGTATCTTAGCTTGTATTCCAATGCTGGTACGCATGAGCTCTACCAGTTCTTGTGTACTGGATGTTTGCATTCCGATATTGGCAACCATCGACATCATGTCACGACTCAAATCTGGATTTGCTGCAGAAGTAGATCCAGTGCCTGTACCAGTGGTTGATCCAGGATTGGAATTTGAGCCGGCTGCTCGGTCGGCTTGTTGTAATATGTTATTGGCTCGTACACCACTGGTATCACCAACTGGTGTACGAGTAGTATCAGCAAGTCTTGCAGAATTACCAGATAACACTTGATTAGCTTGCGTTCTAGTAGTTACTTCTCTGGGTTTTGCAGCGCCTTTGATGGCTCCGAATCCTTTGGCAGCAGTTTCGTTAACAAAATTTACAAAATCTTCTGGTTTAGTATTGGTTCCGTAACCGGCTGTGGCAGGTGCATTTTTTCCTCTTCCTTCCCCAGGGTTGCTGACTGATGTTTTTTTATCTAAGCCAGGAATTCCTGTGATTACTTTTTCAATACCAACAGCCAACTCCATCATTCCTGCAGTCACAGGTCCTACACCTTTTTGCACAAGCTGGTCCATGGCCAGGGTAGTTGCTGTTTGTGCCTGACGCATGGCCACTTGATTATTGATATCTTTATCAACACCTTCTTTTAATTTGGTTTGTTCTGTACTAGCAGCGTCAACACCAGTTTTTCTCAAAGCCAGTTGTTTTGCTTCAAAGTCTGCATATTCTGAAAATTTACCAAGAACTTTGTCAAATCCACCAGCTTTAGCTAATCCAGTTTGTTGATTAAGTGTTTTTCCAATATCATCTGCACCTTTTTGTAATGTCTCGGACGCTTTGAAATTCCCACTCATTATTGTCTGAGCCATCTGTGGCATAGCAATCATCATTTGTTGTGCTTCAGGTGTATTCACAAATCCACTTAGTAAATCCTGTGCACCTTTTTTCATGCCTCCCTCAAGACTATCTAATATAGCTGCATTTTCATTCTGTTGCGCCTTAATTGCATTAGCTTGTGCTATACTTTCTTCAGTTCCAATGGCTCTAAGTTCGGCTTGTTGTTGATCTTGTTCTCTTGTTAATGCTCGAAATCTCTGATCAGCCATACGAGCTTCTTGCTCTTTGGCTAGTACATCTGCTGATTTGCCTGTGAGCTTACTAAGTCTATCTTGCTGCGCAATATACTCAGCAGCTCCAGCACTAAGTTCTTGTGTACTTTTAGTAGAATTAGCAGCATTCATTGCCTGTATTCTGAGATAACTTACTGTGCCTTCGTTAATATTTTTAGTAGTCAACCCCATGCGTTGAAATTCAGACTGCAACCCAGACTGTTGTATTCCAGCAGCTACATCTGAGAATTGTTTAGCACCTTGGCTAACTGTGCCACTTAACTTAGCCAATGCTTCACTATTTTGAGCAATCATTGCTCCAAACTCAGGCAATTGATTCATTGTCATGCCAAGCTTCTGCATGTTATTAAATATGCCGGTCATGCCTTCGGCACTGGCACCACCTACTCGACTGAGATCTTGAAAACTTTTAAATAATGCATCTCCTTGCACATTGGCTCTAACAACGTATGCAGTAGCAAATTCAGTGATTTTACTAAATGCTGTGCCCAGTGGACCCAGGGTAGATAACATGGTGGTCATGGCTGTGGAGCCTGCATTAATTGCACCATTAAATGCACTAGCACCTTGGGCCCCATTGGCTAGGCCAGTGGTAAATCCTTTGAGTCCTTGCTCAAGTTGATTACCAGATTGTTTAGCAGCTGATCCAAACCCAAGTGTGGTTTTTGTAGTGTCTTTAAGGGCCGCTTTTAGGTCTTTTACTTCTTCTGTTAATTCTGCAAGTGTGGGTTCCGCCATAATATGGTCCTTGTAATTTTATCCTGGATCAAATTGATCATAATTATATTTAGCGAGAAAAAACATGCTACCAAACAACCCACTAACACAATATTTCCGTCAACCGGCCATCTACATACGTTTACCATCTGGTGGTAAATTTTATCCGCCAGGCGCACTGATGATGCCAGCCAACGGTGAATTGCCAGTTTTGCCCATGACATCAGTAGATGAAATCACTTATAGAACTCCTGATGCATTGTTCAACGGCACAGCCACGGTGAATGTGATCAAAAGTTGTGTTCCGTCTATAAGAGATCCATGGACTATGCCAGCATCGGATATTGATGCTGTACTTGTAGGTATACGTATTGCCAGTTACGGCCATGCCATGGATCTTGATGTAAACTGCCCAGCATGTGACACTGACGAGTTAATCAGCATTGACTTGCGTGTGGTCAATGATACATTAAAAATAGGTGACTATGAAAAATCATTAAACATTGGTGATTTGGAATTTTGGTTCCGTCCTATTCCGTACAAATTTGTCAACGACAACAATCAAATGCAGATAGAGCAACAACAGGCCATGCGTGTGCTTGATAGTGACGCAGATGAAAAAACAAAACTAGATCAATTAAATCGTAGCATGATGTTGATCAATGAAACCACAATAAAAACCATTGCTCAAAGCATTGCTGCTATCAAAACTCCACAAGCAATGGTAAGTGAAACAGAATACATCACTGAATATCTACGTAATTGCGATAGTAAAATATTCAATCAATTGCGAGATCACGTGATTGCAATCAAACAACAAAGTGATATACAACCACTGGCATTAACATGTAAGGAATGTGGTCACCAGTATTCACAACCGTTTACTTTGGATCTATCAAGTTTTTTCGTCAACGCCTCCTGACCTCTAGTCCAGAAGAGATCAGCAAGTTGATCGAAAACATGGACAAAGATTGTCAAAACATACGCCAGGAGGCTATCAAGATAAGTTGGTTTATGCGAGGTGGACTAACTTACGATCAAGCCATGGCATTAAGTATGCATGAACGTGATATCATAAACAACTTGATCAAAGACAATTTAGAGACAACAAAAAAGACTGGTCTCAATTTCTTCTAAGTGTTCAAGACTTGCGTAGCAAGTCTATTGATTCGCTATCGCTCATCAATGTTTTTTGTTTCTTGACTTAGTATCATCTAGATACTGTGGTCATAATTCACCGTATGCACGGTGAAAAACGCATCATCTGAGTGACAGCAGTCATCTACGGTAATGAGATTGTAGTTTCCTACGCGGAGGCGGTTGACCGGTACCCCCTACTCAAGCTTCACATATCAACGGAACCCTAGTGACCCGACGTAAATCCAAGTCCTATGAGCATGGGGTGTATCTTTTTCACAGAGCCCAAACCATTTGTTGCCTTAAGTTAGCAATTGCCTTTGACGCCCAAGTCTGGACCGGGTATTTCACCGTTCCTCAATGGGGCTGAGCCAAACGCTCAGCACAGTGTCTAGTTTTCTGAATTTAAAGGTGTTGCCAGGTGGGAGTGAAGTTGTCTAGAAGATTGTAGTAAAGACCTAGATCGCTGCCGTTTGTTTTGTAGAAGTTGTGAATGTTGTCAGGCTGACTGAAAAATTCGTGTTTGATGATATCAAAAACTCTTTTTTGTTCTGTTGAAGATTCGTGTAAACGATTGGTGTTGGCTGGCAGTTGTATATTGTGATTGTGTAATTGAAAAAAGTTTGTCATGCTGACAGATACATCATGATCAGACATTGCATCCATTGGAATCCAATTAACTTTGTTGACTAATTTTCCCAAGGTCAAATGATATGGTATTGAATGCACATCACCAATTATTACAGTGGTCAGTAATTGTCGAACATACTTTGTGGATATGTCGTTGAACAATTGAGGCCAATCCACCGTGATAGGATCATGTATCCAAGGATTAGCAGTTGACATCTGAGGCTCGTTGGTCATGTAACTACAAGTAATCCATTGAGTAATTCCTTTGAGGTAACGACGCAACGGATGCATAATTGTGCCAAAGAACACAGTATTGTCAATGTCAAGATCTTTTAACAAAACTCTTTCCCAACCCAAGTTGTTGAACAAAGTTGTATGATAAACATATGCACATTTTGGCAAAGGAACATATGCTAGATTTTTATAAACACAAACAGACACAGTGTTCTGAATCCAGTGGTCGGTATCACAAATCTGCGATTTTACTTTTTGAAAATCGTGCAGATTGTCGCCCTCGTCTCGAATATTTTCAGGCAGAGACCGATAGTCATTATAACTGGAGATATCCGGCCACTGCGGGTCCCTGATATCATTGTAAAATTTTACTATGTGCGTGTCTAACATTTAATTTGTTAATCTACAAATATGACTGCCATGCACACGTACTTGAATGTGTCCATTGTACCAGTCGTCAGATTCCAATACTCTACGACTGAACTGCTCTCTAGCTTCAATGTATGAACACTGGGCTTTTGATGTGCAGTAGTAAAGTATTTCTCTGGTGAAGTTTTCAGTGCCTAATTGTGTGATGTCTGCGGTTAGGTGCTCGCTGCTACCATAGTAGTCGCGCCAGTCTGAATCAACTTTGCTTCTAACCTTCTTTTTCTTTTTGATGCCGTTTTTTTGCTTGACTGTTTTGTAAGTGGTCTTGCTAAATTTTGCTAATTTTTTGCCTATGTACTTGCGTCCAGATAGATTATTTGTGATCAAGTAAACAAAACCAATACACTCTTCAGGCAATGTCTCAACTGGGGTGTTTTGATATAGCCATGTCATGTGTTTTAGTGGGTTTGTCCTTGCTGTATACTTAGTTTGTTTCCCATCCAACTGCGTATTTTTCGTCTACGATTAACGTAGAACACTTTTGTGAGCACTCTACCCATGTTTTAGACTTATCAGTAAATCCTTGGCTACATTTGTTCCATAGAGGATCTGACACTATTTCGTTGAATGTTCTATTGTGTAAATTTAATTGCTGCCTGTGTTTTGCGAAAAAACTGTCGTCCCATTGGATTGTCTTATTGCCGTATGTTAAACTAGTGTAAGGAAAACTGGTCCAACTGCACGGAAAAACAACACCTTCTGCGTTGACATAGATGCCTCTGTTGCCAATCTCGCACAACGGTGTTATTGGCTGATCTTGATATTGATTTTTTATTTCTATATACTTGGCTTGATTGTATTCAAGGTAGTCTGTATTTTTTTGTATTCTACTACTGAGGTTAATTGTTGAACGTTCATAGCGATGGCTAGAACTTATAAATTCTTCACTAGGTTCCAGAGGATCACTTGCTCCGCCATATCCATCGTACTTGCTACCAAACTTTGTGCTTTTTGTTAATTGTAGCATATCCATGCCCAACAACCTGGCCTGGTTGGCAATGTTGTCAAGATAATCTTGATTAAATTTAAACACAATAGTAGCCCAGTTAATAAAAACATGCGGGTTAACTGCTCTAAGTGCCTTGATGCCATCAATGATACTATTCCAATTGCTGTTGATTCTGTACAGATTATTGCTAGAATTGTCATATCCGTCGATGCTAAAGTTAACTGTGTCATACTCGTTGAGTACAGATCCAAATTCTTCCCACCACTCGGGCTTTTTATGACTACCGTTGGTGATCGTGAAGATATGTATAGTTGGATTAACACTCTTGATGTATCTACAGATCTCAATGTATTCTTTGCAGTAAATAGGGTCACCTACATCACCACACATGGTTACTCGGCGCACATGATTACGCAACATATCCTCGGTGAAGAATTTCTTCACAAAATCCAAGGTCATGTTTTTATTCAACCAAGGTGTATCTGGATGTTCAGTTCGAGGACATCTAGGACATTTTAATGTGCAGACTGCACTGGGCTCTAAATGCCAATGATAGTATTGCCAATTTATAGCCATAAGTCAACTCGTTTGATTGTAGAATCTTCTACTATGGTTTTTATTTTTGATGCTAATATACCTGGGTTAAATTTAACACAATCGATGTGTTGCAACATTGCGGTATCAATTGGTCCAGGATGAATAATTTTCATATCACATTTGGAGTCTAACAGCATTGTATCGTGTGCTTGTTGCAATGCCTGCTTGTGCAATCGGTATGCCCAGTATCCGGACTCAGGGTCAGATCGTTTGTGTGTTATAGCTCGACTACCAATGGTGATAATTTTTTTACTAGAGTCGTTTTTCCAATTTTGATAAAAAAATTCTAATACACTGACTTGCGCAAACCCATCGTAGGCACAGTTAACTACACAATCATAATCTAAAAAATTAGATCCCCACTGTCTAACATTGTTGATATCAGTTCCGCTGGAACGTGATATCATTGTTACCGACTGATCGGCATACACATCGCCTAGTGCCTTTGCTAGTCCTTTGGTGCCAGTGATTAAGATTTTCATGCTAACTCAACGTCCGTGTTGTAAGAAGTAAAGCCGTTCTCTTTGACAACCTTGAGAATGTTCTCCACTCTACTGGTTAGTTCATCCCTGTGGCTCACAAGCCAAATACTCTTGTGACGTTCGCGACTCATCTTCTTGAGCAATGCCAATGCATTCTCTACGCCTTGTGTGTCTAATCCGGAATCAATCATCTCATCAATGAACAAGATGTTGATGGGCTGGTATAGACTTTCCCATACATCTCGGAATGCCCAACTCATACTCAAGATCAATCGATTGCGTTCACCACGAGATAAGTTGTCAAAGTCTAGTTCACGACCTAGTTCTTCAATACTCACGGTCAAGTCATTCTGAAACTTCACAGTATGTGGCAATCCAATACGATCAAGATAGTGTGTGAGTCGACTGTTGAGATAACTCAAATTTTGATCAATGATCTTCTTACGCACAAACGAGTCTTTGCTAGTTAGCAGTTTTAGTAAGAATTCTTGATGTTCTTGAATTCGAGTAAATTCATTCAACGTATCGTAACTGACCACTTGCAATGCTTGATGTTGCATGTCTACAATTTGTTCAGCATATGGATCGGTGTCTGCTGATCTTGCAGCAAGATCTTTACGCAAAGTATCCACAGTGTTCTTGTGATTTAATGCTTGTTCTAAATTATCATAAAATACCGTAGGAGCAGATCCAATGGTACCGAGACCTGTTAGAGTATCCTGATGTTCTAATCTTTGTGTATCATTGGTCAGCAATTGCAACGCCAATTCTTGAAGATTTTTTTCACGCTGTGTTTTCACCGTGTCAAGACTGTTATCGTGTATTTCTGTTCCACAGGCAAAACATTTGTGCGATGCAATTTGCCCAAGATCTTTTTGAATTTGATCCCGTTGCTTTTGTAATTTTGCATCGTCAACATTGATTTGCTTGATCCATCGATTTGCATCATCTGCAGATTTCTTGCGAATATAGTATGCTTCTAGATCTCTATGTGATTGCACTTCATTGTTGATATCAATGTGTTCAAGATCATTGATACCTTGAGTTAATGCAGCTACATCTTCTGCTTGTTTACGAATCCAAAGTGTACGACGTTTTTCTAAACTTTGTATTTGTTCTTCAATGCGCTTGTTAGCTTCTTGAACAGCACGAATGCGCAATTCTTCAGACTGAATAGAATCTTTGGTTGCTTTGTTTAGTTGTTTGATACGATCAGCACGTTCACTTAACAATGTGATACCTAGCAATTGTTCAATGATGGTACGTTGTTCGTTAGCCTTGAGACTTAAAAACGGTGGAGTATATGTGTTTAACGCAACAATGTGCTGGAACATGTCATGACTCATGCCCAACACACGTTCTATAGCTTCTTGTGTTTCTCTTGAATCACCTTGTGCTTCGTCCTGTGCTACTTGATGTTCGTTGTTAACATAAAACTTGAGCACGTTGGGTTTCCGACCGCGTTCAATTTTGTAGTTTTGTCCACCCACACCAAAGTCCAAACTCACCAGCATGTGTTTGGCATTAGTTTTGTTGACAAGATTGTCTTTGCGGATGTTTGATAATGCTTGGCCATACAAAGCATAGCTGAGAGCATTGATGATTGTGGTCTTGCCTGTTCCGTTTCGAGAACCGTCTCCGCCCATGTCTAAATTTTCTCCCAGCACCAAGGTAAGGTCTGATCGATCAAAGTCAATACCTTGTGTTACCGCGCCAACCGACATAAAATTACGAACTGATAAATTGTTTATTTTAATCATATTGCCTCATTAAATTTTCCTTCCACGGCAACATCCTTAAATTCTCTACCCTTGATGCCTCTTCTACAGGAATATTCTGTTCAAAACATTCTCGGACACTTATAATATGATCTAGTTGATATCCGCCCTCAACACCACATAGCGTTCGTTTAAATCTATTAGGATTAATAATATCAATATTTTCTTCATAAGTTTTTTGACTAAGTCCGTGAACTTTCCTGGCATAACCAGGGAATTTTTCTCTTTCCTTAAGCAGCTTATTATATTTTTCGTTCCCTAAAGATTCTCCATATTTCTCCACAAGGCCTTCTAACGTCCATTTTTTATAGATGCGTTTGTAAACAACTTCCTGCCATTTTTTATACCCAGCCTCTTCACCGTAACGATCAATATACCATTCCTTTGAGTTAGTATAAGATGATTTTTTAGATTTTTTGTCGCTAAAAACAGCCCACAATTTTTTTCCGTTGATTTCACCGTGTCGTTCAACAAAATTTTTTTCTGTCTGCCGAGACTTCCTGGTTCTCTCAGCGTAAAGATCGTTTGCGTGACTACCGTAAAACAGTTGCCAATGCTCGAGTGAATTTCTGCGAACATCTTTTACTTTTTCTAAATTTTCAACAATAGTTAACACATTATGCTTTATCATTGTTGGGATTCGATCAGTAATGACTCTATCGTCAAGGATACTTTTATTTCGAATAAACGCAGTCTCTCCGTATTTTTTGATAACTTTTTCTAACGCTTGTATTTCATCTGGTGTTAAACTGCGATTTACTTTGTCAGTAAAACGTTTAGTTTTTATATATTTTTCAATAAACTTATTCATTGATATGTAGGCTCCGTTGCTAATGCTACTTTATTTAGCACCGTTTACAGATTCTGGTAAATTTTCAGCAGCAATTTGTTATCGTAAAACTCTGATTCAATGTTGGTAAGTTGATCTGTAACAATCTGATCTACTGATTCAAATTTAATTTCGCCAGGTGCCATATCAGTGTCAACTGATGAATTCTTGTTTGGGATTAGAGCCATCTCTCTTAATGCATAATCTCGGATATATGTTTCTTTGATAAAGTTAGCTTCTTCGTATGAAATCTCAATGTCTAAGTTTACACGAACATGCATCCTGGGTGCAAGCAAAGTGGCAGCATTGTCAATGATGTTAGCAAGTCCTAGTACTCGGTACCTGGGTTGATCTGGCCAAGCATGATACACAGGATCTTTACCCCACTCTATAATGGTCAACCCACGATCATCATCACCAGCATCGGCATAGTTGTGCGGAAATGCATTGCCAATATATGTAATATTTTTCTTGGTTTGGCGTTTATGAAAATGTCCAGTAAAAACATGTTCAAAGTTTGTGAAGTCTTCTCTACGTACTTCTCCATGATCTGGCATCTCTACCATGGCGTTCATCAAGTAGCCAGGCAGTTCAAAGTGCCCAAACATATATTTGCCTTTTAGCTTAGGGATACGTTTAAAATCATCACCCACAAGCCAAGGAGCAATCACAACATCTCCGCTACTGAACCAATCATTGCATATCTCAACGTTAGGAAGATGCCTGGCCCACTCAACACTTTGTATGTCTCTCTTATCTCGATAGTAGAGGTCATGGTTACCAGGAATAAAATACACACGTTCAAAATTAGCATTTAGGTGCTCTAGACATTTTAGAGAATAATTTAACGTAAGGATACTGATTGATGCTCGATTATTATGGTAATCGCCAAGAAACAAGCAAGTTTCGCATCCTTCTTCTTTTGCTTTTTGGACCACCCATTGAACAAATTTCCAACAGTCTTCGTTGTGCAATGTGCTATTAGATTTAAGACCTAGATGCAGATCAGTAAAAATTGCAGCCTTTTTAAATAGATTACTCATAGTTCCTTTATCGACAATCCACTATAGGATCACGCAATTTTACAATTTTATGTCCCTTAAAGTCAACTTTTTTGGCACACACGCTAAGACCGTACTGTATATCAATACCTAACTCTTTACTAGCCTGCCCACACGAACTATATTCTTTAACTTCTCCAGATGGCAAGGTGACTTGAACCTTATAACCATATTTAGAGTGTTGTTCTTTTTCTTTGTCAGAAAACCCTGTAATAGCAATTCGATCTAGACGAGTTTGAATTTTTTTCTGGTAAGATCTTAGTTCGGCCTCGCTAAGTCCGTAAGCCGCATGTTTTTCTTTAAGGGTGTTTGCTCGTTTAACAATATGTTCCTCAGTAATATATCCAAATCCTCCAACCGCATCGTTGTTAAGGTTATAGTATAAAGGGTTATTCTTGATATTTGGGACAGTGTCAAGCCACTTCTTCTCTGTTAACAACACTAACTCTTTGTCGTCTTTGCTTATGTATTCCAAGACCGCCATAGCAAAGTCGTTAGGAGCATGATTGTATGCTATCATAAAATCTCTACCAGAGCCGGTGTAGTAATCTTCAACAGCACCGTAGTGGGATCCTATATATTTCATACCGTTTTTAGTGTTGGTCCATTCGTAGACATATCCATGATAATCTTGTTTGTATTTCATTCCTGCCAATCTCCTGCAATTATTTATTCCTCGGGGACTGGCAGAAATTTTATAAGTTACTCATCCAAGCTGGATACAACCGGTCCACTCATAGCTGCCATGCTGTGTTTGCCTGAGTTCTGACGGGTCCATGATGGGTTGAGCCCGTTCATTTCCAAAATGTCATCACGTATGTTTTGATTTTTCTTTTCAATGTTTAGGATACGAGTAAAGCTATTAGTAATAGCGGCAGTATAATACGCAAAAGGGTTCTGCGATTTTGATTCGTCAAATTGCAGTCCAATTTGGCTGAGTTGCAACAGGGCTTGTCCGCGCATTTCTTCATTGTAGGTGTATCCTCTCCAGTTTGATCTTGTGGCATAACGTTCGCACAGTTTCATAAACATTTTTGCCAAGGTGCGAGTCATCTCACCGTGATCTTTTGAAAACTCTCCTGTTTCTAAATCTCCACGCCAATGACTTTTGCCTACCAAGAACGGAACTTTGTTCTCATCCACACGATAGTGAAAAAATGGAGGAAAGTTCACCCGCATGTGTGTGGGATCTAGTATGGGTTCATCGATCAATCCTGCCAGCGGATCGTCCTCCGAAGGCTCATCTAATTCCAATAGCTCTTCTAATTTGCGTTTTTTAGCTGCTGCTTTGGTGATCTTTTTGGGTGCCATGGGAATGTGTTCCCACGTCATAACTCGAAAAACAATGTCTGTGTTGGGGATTTTTTTAGGATCAACAATCTCGCCAGTTTCACGTTTGATACGATCTGCACGATTTCTACGTGCTTCGGCTGTGCTCTTTTGATTAATCTTGCTTACACTTGGCAGGATAATGTCGTATTGATGATCCAGATTTGGATCTCTAAACGCACAATAATTCTTTTTGCTAAGGTGAATTTCTTTGAGAATATCGCGATTATTTAAATAGTTGGTTTTTGGTGTTGCTCTTGTAATGGTTGCCATTAGGGAGAGATCCTTTAAAGTAGTATTTATTATAGCAGATTTTTACAATTTGTCAATGATTATAAACTGGGCAGTTTATTTTTTGGGTAAATAAAGAATAGGAAACTATCATGGCATATAACAAAAGTAACGCAACAACATTCAATCAATTGATACAACTGGGCCTATCAGTGAATGAAGCCAGTGTGGAGTCTGGTGTCAGTGCCGATGCTGCCTCGTACGGAGCAGGAACAAATGACAATGCAAGTGCGATAATTCCCGGTGCTGGTGGAATCCTTGCTGAATCGGGTCTAACGCAAGTGTCCTATACACAACCAGGTATAGCCGTGGATGCACAGTCTTCTTTGAAGAATGTATCAGTACCAGTTATTGATCCACGTATAATTGTGAGTGCAACACCACGTCCTACAGTAACAACTGTTACACAAGCATTTCCTTTTGTTAACAATATTACTAATATAGACCCAGAGCTTGCGGCCATTGCAGCCGCAGCCGCACAACCATCTCCGTTTAGTGATGACAACACTGGCATAGATCCAGAGCTTGCGGCCATTGCAGCCGCAGAAGCACAAGTCATTGCAGCCGCAGCCGCACAACCATCTCCTTACGGAGATAATGCCACTGGTATAAGTCCTGAACCTGCAGCCGCAGAAGCACAAGCCATTGCAGCCGCAGCCGCACAACCATCTCCTTACGGAGATAATGCCACTGGTATAAGTCCTGAACCTGCAGCCGCAGAAGCACAAGCCATTGCAGCCGCAGCCGCACAACCATCTCCTTACGGAGAT